TGGATACACGATCCCAGAGGGCACACTGGTAGGTATTCAAGACCAGCTAGGAAACATCATCTCGTTCCAAGTTGTGAATGAGGTGGCTGTACCATCAGGCAGCGTAGCCACTGGGCCTGGTGAGGTACTCATTCAAGCCATCGAACCTGGCAGTTCAGGTTCGTCACTTGGTTTGGCTGGTACACAAGTCACGCTGATAGACGTTCTCGACTACGTTCAGGCAATCACGCTCACAGCACCTACAGCAGGTGGCTTGGATGACGAGACAGATTCGGTGTATCTCGACAGGCTGGTGAGGAAGTTGCAGGGACTCTCACAGAGGCCAATCCTCGCACGTGACTTCAGCTCGATGGCACTCGACGCTGATCCCTCAGCATATCGTGCTGTGACCATCGATGGGTACAACCCCGCAGGAGGCACGTACAACAACGAACGGATGGTTGCCGTAGCTGCCATCACGAGTCTCGGACAGCCTGTATCCGCACAGGCCAAGGCCAACATCGACAGCTATCTACAGGCCAACAGAGAGATCAACTTCGTTGTGAACGTGATCGATCCCAACTACACCACAATCAACATCGCGGTCACGGTCGTAAATGCGCCTGGATATACCAGCCAAGTCGTGGACGACGGTATCCTCGGAGCCATCCACAACAAGATCGATCCCCAAAACTGGGGGCGTGACCCATCTATCACGAATATCACAAATGCACAGACGTGGGTGGAAACCACAGTCTTGTACTACAACGACATGATCACCGCAATTTCCAACGTCTTGGGAGTAGCTCGCGTGACCTCCTTGACGTTGAATGGCGGCACCGCCAACATCACCCTGACAACTCCGGCCGCTCTCACACAGGTCGGTACGGTCACGATCACTCATGCCTGAGGCGTTCGCACAGCGACTCATGGCTCTGCTAGAGCCGATGTTCTACGACGATGACGGGTCGCTGGCTATCTACCTGAGTTCGATCGGTGACGAGTTGTTTCAGATAGTCGATGATTGGGCCAGTGATACCGATGATGGTAAGCCTGGATACAGTCTACTCATTGATCCGCTCAGGGTTCCTGAGGAGGCTATCCCATGGTTGGCGCAGTTCGTGGGATCCACGATTTGGGAGGGTTTGTCGGAAGATGATAAGAGGTCGCAGCTAGTCTCGCTTGGTAACTGGAAGCGTGGGACTGTTCAGTCCATACAACTAGCAGTTGCGCCACTTCTGACAGGAAGCCAGACCGTACAGATTAAGGAGAGAGACACTTCCCCCTACCATTTCCAGGTTCTCACGTTTTCCAGTGAGACTCCCAATCAGACACAAGTGATAGCAGCCATCAACTCCACGAAGCCAGCAGGGCTGCAATTCACTTACGTGTACTTCTTGGGACAGAAAGCGTTTTCTGCACGTGGTTCATCACTACGTGGAACACCGCCAGACGCCTTGCGTTTGGTGGTTTAGAGAGCAGGAGGAGAGAGAGCCTATGCCATTCACAATTCCGAACGCTGCGAGCGCGGAAGATGTAACCCAGGCTCAGCCCGATTCCATCGACTTCGCAATCTTGGTTGCAGCGTTCTCTGGAACGGGAGTTGTGTCTGGTTGTGCGGTTACAGCACAGGGAACACCAAACATGACAGTCGCAATAGCCTCAGGTTCTGTGGCTGTCAACGGGAGTCAGGTTTCTGTGACGGGTGGCAACGTCACCATTGCAGCGGCCAACGCCACAAATCCCAGATTCGATCTGGTGGTGGTAGACAACGCAGGCACCAAAGCTGTGGCAGCAGGCACAGCAGCCGCTAATCCTGTATTCCCCGTGATCCCCGCAAACAACGTGGTTCTCGCTGCTGTGAGAGTTCCTGCGGGAGCCACGTCCATCAACACACCGAAGATCACCGACAAGCGTGTGACCGCTGTGATGCCTCCACCGCCCTCATTCTCTGTGGGAATGATGATGCCCTATGCGGGTGCCGCAGCCCCTTCAGGATGGGCGCTTTGTGATGGATCAGCAATTAGCCGCAGCACCTACTCCGGCCTATTCTCACTGGTGGGCACAGCTTACGGTGCCGGTGACGGAAGCACCACGTTCAACCTGCCTGACCTCAGAGGCCGTGTGCCAGTGGGATACGCAGCCTCCGGTGGACACGCAGATGTTGCGGCCCTTGGGGCTAACGACGGCACAGCCCTTGCCAGTCGCAGACCAAGGCACATACACACGAATGGCTTGACGCTGCCTAACCACGTCCACAGCCACACGTTGAGCCTGCCGGATCACGCACACGCAAGCTCCTTCACGCTGCCCAACCACATCCACTCCCACTCGTTCACCCTGCCATCCCACACCCACTCGCACAGCCTGTCGTTGCCAAACCACGTCCACTCATTCAGCGATCCTGGACACATCCACTCGCTGACGGATCCGGGCCACGCCCACAGTATCTACGATCCGGGCCACGCCCACAATCTCTACACGGGCGGAGCAAATGAGGGAAGCGTCTATATTCGCTCAGCCACGGACGCGGGACACAACATATCTACACCCGTTGATCCAGCGGTCACAGGCATCGCGATCAACAACAACTTCACAGGCATGTCAGTCAATGGAAATGGCACGGGAGCGTCGATTGGGAATCCGAGCACCAATCCCACGGTAGGCGGGGGTATCGGTGCTCCCAGTGGTTCTCCAGGAATCGACGGTGCTGTTGGTAATCCATCCAGCAACCCTTCAGTCAGTGGCTCAGTCGGTAGCGTCACTAGCTCGCCAGCTATCCCAGGTTCTGTGGGAAATCCATCCACCAACCCATCGATCATCGGCACCATTGGTGTGGTTGGTTCCACAGATTCCGAGTCGTATCAGGTGGTGAATTACATCATCAAGCTGTGATTGGCACCGAGGTTAGTGGTGACATCCTTGGCACCATCGGGGTCTTTCTTTCAGGTGCTGGCAGTATTCTCACGGCGTTTGGTGCAATTCACTATGAGCGCAGACGTGGAGAGAAAATCTGCAACGAACGTATACAAGCCTTCAAGGAGGGAATGAAAATTAGAGACGAATTTGATGGGAACGGCCATGATGGGGTTTGATCCTGTTGGTGCGTTCAACCTGATCTTGGAGCGACTCGACAGGATCGCAGAGGCTCTGGAGAAACTCGTAGTAGCTTTAGCGATTCAGACTAACGAGGCCAAGAAGAAGGGAAAGGACTGATGTCTGGGTGGAGAACGATCTTGCTGGGCATGATGAGTCTTGCGCTTGCTGGCACAGCAGGAGCGTTAGGTGCATACAAGTTAGGAAGCAACTCCCAACAAGCTGAGAGGACTGTGACCATCAACGTAGGAACAGGAGAACAAGGGCCACCAGGGCCAGAAGGGCCATCAGGGCCAATAGGGCCGCCAGGTACGTTGGCATGTCCTACGAAGTTTTCACCTGGGGATCTAGTGATTAACCATCCAGGTGGTCAGACGACAATCTTCACCTGCATACACGACTAGCGGATTATGGACATTGACGGCCTCACACTAGGAGCAATAGCGATACTGGCTGTCGTTGTCTGTTTCCTTGCTCTCGTCATCCGCTCGTTCAAGAGAGACAGGGACACGTATGTAACTCGCGTGGGATTCTTCATCGAACGTGAGAGGTTCGATGATGAAGATGAAGAGGATACCGCTATTAGGCATTGGCCTGAACGGGAGGATAGCGGTTAGATGTTAGGGGCGCGCCACACTCGCCTGACGCTGTGACTCTCTCCCACACGTGCCAAGTGAGAGGCTGCGCCCCTAACTACTTAGGTCACCAGGGCTTACATGCCCAGGGTGACCAATCACGCCCGCTAGCCACAAAGTATCGCCAAGCAGCGCGGGCCTGCGACCACACATCTCCACCGTGGCCGTATGTGGCTCTCTCCGTAGATCCCATCTGAAATATCCCAAGGTACTGTCCGTTTCGTGACCATGGGTAGTAGGTGTGACCAGTCTCACAACCTACCACCCTCATCGCTTGATCGCAGTATACCCCGAAGTAATGACACACAGCCGTCCTTGCTTGGGTGTAGTAGGTACTCCCACCCCCTGTGCGGGCAGTTGAACTGAGGGGCGCGATTCCTGAGATTGCTGCGAACGTGGCGATTGTGGCTGTTAAACGCACGGTTATCTCCTTGTTAGATTACAGGGCTGGTTCTTTCACACGGACGAAAACCGTCTGCTGACCATTGATATCACGGTAGCGACGCATTACCTGACCACCGTTGCTGTCGCTGCTTGTAGAAGTGTTGCCCTCGATGGCGCTGAAGGTGTGTGCTCCTGTCCACTTCTCGAAGAATCCGACATGATCGAATTCTTCGTTCCATTCCCAGTCGTAGCACACTAGATCACCTGGCTGAGGATCGCCTGTGATCGACAGGCCATTTCTCTTGTTGCGTGCGTCGCCCACGATGTATGGAACGTAGGCGTATTTGGTGCCCTTCACGAACGTTGGTGAATGACCAGTATCGTTGGTTTCGTAGGCCCATGTGCAGAACATCGCACACCAGGGGCCGATCATGCCGTACCACTCGGTGTACTTCACCTTGTTCGATCCAGTTGGAGACTCCTTGATTCCCAACTGAGTTATGGCATGACTGAGCGCGACCTTACGCAGAGTGACTGGAGGTTGGGGATCAGGCTCGTGACCCCCAAAGATGTTCCATGCCTTGTTCAGGAGATCGACACAGATCGAGTCGAAGATCGGCTCTCCGTAGTGGGGCGCTTCTGGATCGGAGATCAGCGAGTAGCGCATGTTGTTGAACGTTTTTTCTCCAAGCCAGCCGGTGTCGTCCAGGTGTTGTTGACGCTGGAAGCCTGCAATTCCTGAGTCTTTCAGGTTGCCGGTGCCCTTTCCGTGTGAGAATGCGTTGGAATAGGAGTCGTCCCACAAGGTGGGATCCCAGACTCCCCAACGTCCTGCGCGACAGATGGCACGCTTGTATGCCTCTACGTCAGGCCCGTCTTTCGATGGTGGCTTCCCGTATTTGCTCGCATCGGGTGGATAGAGTGGCCTGGGGAATTTCACCTGAACAGGCCCACCACCCCTGTATGCATTCTCGTACCACTCTGCCATCGCTACGTTGCCCTCCCTCCACCATCAACTTCGGCCCAATTTGCAATAATCTTGGCAGTTGTGCCACCAGTCTTCAAGTCCACGAGATTGAAACCTGCGCCGAATGTGGCCCATTGTAGGAGATGACGCAGAGCGTCCATCCCGTGTGGGATTCCACGTTTGTAGACCCCGTGGCTCCTGAGCATTTTGTCGGTGTAGTAGGCTTTCCCGAATGACGCCTTCTGCATGAAGACCCTGAGCTTGCCAGTAGGCTCGGTCATCTCCCATAACCTGACGACACCGATCAACTGCACTGGAAACAGGTTGAGTCCCGTGCTTGCACGTCCACGAAACTCAAAGTCTTCCATGACTATGATGTTAGGTTTGAACTCGTCTAGCCTGCGCCACAAGTCGTCAACCTCGTCCATCATCTGAAACGGAAGACACTCAAGTTGTTTGTCTTCAGTGATCCTGGCGTACACGTATCCAGTCATCACGCCAGGATCAATCGCCAGGATCTTGGTCACGTGGTCACCAGGTGTGGATCAGCCAGATGATGAGGATGATGTCGAGTACGATGAAGGCCATCTCTGATACTGTGAGTCTCGCGTTCACACCGTCATCTCCTTCATGTTGCCCCAGTTGTGTCCGACACTCAAGTCGGCCTTGAATGGGAAAGCCCACCCTATTGACTCCAGAGCAGCCTTCTCCATAAATTCCTTAAGTAGCGCGCCCACTTCTTCGACATGGCTCTCCCTCGCGTTGACGAGAATGCTGTCGTGGACTGTGATGCGTGGCTGAGCAATGTGCCACATGTTGTTCTCTCGGAGATACTTGGTGAACTTGATGAGTGCCCACAACGTGATGTTGGCTGCGATGTTCTGAGGCTTGAAGTTGATTCCTTCCTTGATAACATGCAACCTGGCCGACTCATCTGCGGGAATGATGTAAAACCGACGCTTGTGACCGAATGGGGATTGTAGCTCACCTTTGGTCATCACCAGTTTCTCAGTATCCTTCGTCCATTCCCATACCTGCGGGAACCGTTCCCACCAAAAGTCGATGTACTTCTGAGCCTCAACCTGCGGCATGTGGTAAAGCTGCGCGAAGCTGAAAGCTGACTGCCAGTACGCTACTCCGAAGTTGATGTTTTTGGCTCGGACATATTGCTCGTAGGTGTAGTCCTTGCCATAAAATTCTGCCGCCACTTCCTTGTGAAGCGAGCGATCTGTGTCGAGATAAACGGACTGAAGACTTCTATCTCCTGACAGTACGGCAATCGCTCGAAGCTCTGCCTGAGACAAGTCTCCACTAACGAATACACATCCGGGGTCAGGGATAAATGCAGCTCGTATTGATGGGATGCCTGCTTTTGGTCTGGTGACGTTCTGGAGATTCGGATTGGCACTAGATACTCTCCCGCTTTCCGTGCCGTGAATCTTAAATTCAGTGTATATTCTTCCATTCGGGAACCTCCTGAGTACCAGACCCTCAAAGTACGTTCCACGTTGCTTGTCCAGTTCTTTGAAATCGTCGTAGATTTGCGTGAACTGTTGGATGGCCTCTCGTCCCTTGTCGTGGCCGTACGTGACAGTGGTGAACTCACCCATCAGGATCGCTTCGCGGACGTACTGATCTGTTGAGCGTTTGCCCAGCCTTTCTATCTTTGGACGGATTAGCTGGTGCTTGATGCCCCAGTCCTCGTAATACAACTTCTCCATCTGCTTTGGAGAATTGGGGTTAACTGCGCGACCAGCCATACGCGACAACGATCCACGCTGTTTCTTTAGCTTGGGCCATACCTCATCCTCAAGGATGTCACACGCTCTATCTGAGTCGAATAGGTTGCCTTCCAACTCGATGTGAGCCAGCGTCTCAGAGAGATCGATGAGCATGAGCTTGTACGGCCTTGTCCATACCTCATCGTTTATCGCCCTGGCCTTGAGGATATGAAAGAGAGCAAGAGTACCAGCGCAGTCAAAACCGTTATATCCATATAGTTCACTTTGTGCCCTCTTTATCTGGTCGGGTGCAGATCCGTAATAGTCAAACGTGCCCTTCGTCTTGAAATGGCGTACTGAGGGAGGCTCATACTTGGGCCAACCGATCTCATCCTTGAGTAGCCAGTCAAGCGAATGACCACCGGCACCCGAATCAGGATCGCCAGGTCGTTCATCCAGACACCATGACAACAACAGGGTGTCCTCGTCAACTCGCATATCGATGCCCTTCGACAGAAGCACCTTGGCATCGTACTTCCCGTTGTGCCAGATATACGAGCAGCCTGGGATATTCCACAGACCAGCGACTAGGTGCAGTCCCTCGGGATCAGTACATACGTTCTCACCGAAAGCCACGGCACGCTCAGGACGTATAGAGAACCCGACGCACACAACTTGTGCCGTGTGTCGCAGACCCCCTCTACCCTTCTCAGTGTCCTTGTACGACACGTCATCGGTGCCCCTCGCCTCAATGTCGGTTGCAACCAGCGTGGGATTGTCGATCAACTGCTCGCGCATGGCATCCACAGCAATCCTGGCTTCATCGGTAGTGTCGATGATGCGAACCTTGGGGAGTTCCGGCGTAGGTAGGGGATCCAGCGCAAGTCGGAAGTCACGCATCAGCTCGGGGTAGGTACCATCGTTTCTGATAGCCATTGCGGGATTACTGGATACGATCACACGTTGGGTTTTTCCATCAACTCTACGATCGTGGACAAAACCACGATTACGACCGATCGAATTGACACCAGCAATTGCCCACGCAGACTCTACACCACAAGCTATGATCGTGTCAGCGTGAGCAATCTCAGCCTCTAGGCGAGGCTCGCAGCAGCCCATAGCCAAAGAGAAAGCAGTCTTGTCCTTCTCTTCCTGCGGCCCTGGTGATTCACAAAGCACGACGTTTGTGGCTAGCACGTCCTTGCGCGAAGTGCCGTGAACCTGTAGCAGGTGGTCGAGTACCTTGCCTGACAGACCTGCGAACGACCTACCCTGCTGTGCCTCCATGTAACCCGGCGAGCGTGACACTACCGCTACCTTCGCATCATGTGGCCCCGTTGTAGCAGCGAACGCCCTATCCTTGAACGGACATTTCTCGCACACGGCGAGTGGATGCTTGCGCTCATTCTTCATAGAAATTGGAAGGTGGGGGTTGTGGGGGCTGTGGGGACGTACGATTCCTGACGAATGTGTCCCGGTATGGCAGGAACGGCAGAGACTCCACGATATCACTTCTGCCGATCGCTGTCAAGAGCCGGTCGGCAGATAGGATTCCCGCGTACTCAATCCCACCAGTCATGTAGTTCCTGATGCTTCGTCTGGAAACACCTGACAGACGTTGGAGTTGTATCATTCCTCCACGTCCACCGTTCATGTTGTTGTACTGCTCCAACCATTCCCTGATGTACGGGAGGATGAAGCTGACGTGAACGAACAATTCCTGTCCACTACTGCCACGTCTCTCAAACGTGGGAGGCTCGTACAGTATCCGCTTGAGACGACGTTTCTCAGAATTGAGGGTCGCACGTTTGTCTCTGAGAGCAGCGATCTGTTTGTCGATGTCGAGAATCTCATCGACTATCGTTCGTACACGTGGAACTAAAGCTGTATGGAGAGCTGACTGCTTTCCCTCAGCTATCTGACGTGATGATTGTGGCACCTAAAGCCTCTTCCACCCTCGCGTAGAGGTCTTCGATTGTCCCGTTATTGTCGATGTACTTATCACAATCGAATCCGAACTGCTCGCTGGCGTGAGTGTCAGGTATCAGTTCCATGGATTGTCTCAGGATCATCCACAACTCCCCACCCAACTCCCTGACTCTGTTTGCTTCGTTTGGGAACCTAACGTCCGTGACGCAAATCGCGCGGCCCGGATAGTACCCCCGCACAGGAAGTGTGTAGTCCAGCCAGAAGTCCTGATCGAACACATCACGATGGGCCTCTGTTCCGTACCGTTGAAGAAACGTCCTGAACGTCATGTCATGGTGGCTAGAAAAAGCACCATGAACGTCCTTGTGATGAACACGAAGCACGACTTCCGCGTTGGAATCGTTCTTCAATTGATCCACCATCGTGAATGGAATGTCGAACAGAGCAGCCACAGATCGCTTCAGAGGGTCGGCAAAAGCCTTGCGCTCGAATCTGTGCTGCTTGACTAGATACGCAGCTACCGTATCTTTGCCCGAATTCTTGAGTCCCGCAAGCCCTATGATCATTCGGGATCTTCCACTACCACACGGATGTCCTGAGGAATTAGACAGATGCGCCTTCCGTCACGCAACGTGAACAGGAAATTGCCGCGACCCTCCATGCGGTTCTGTGGCTCAGCCAGTGGGAACAGCTTGTTGAACACCACGTCGAAGCTATCCGCTAGCTCGTATGTGATTGAACCTGTGCCATCGGTGTTCTGAATGGCAAGGATGACCGTGCATGTTCCTTTGTAGACCATTTTTTCAATTAATCCAGTAGGCGTATCCACGACCTCTTGGCTCCTTTCGTATTTGTCCTCTCTCCTCCAGAGTCTGCAATATCGCTGCTGCATCTCTAGATGACAAATGAAACCTCTTCATGATGGTGCTTTTTAGAGCACCAGGCATTGATTGAACGAACTCGTGTATCCTCTCCAAGAACTTCTCGTGTCGTCCCTTACCAGCGGACACGACGAGATCGATAGAGTTTGGCCCCCAACGTTGCACGTATGTGGCAGCGTTGGCGATGTCCATTTCCTCAACCATGATGCGCTCATTCTTTGGCTTCTGACGACAGGCAGCAAAGATGACAGCGATTTTCAACATGCTGCGACTGAGCCTGTCCATCGTCGGAAGCGCCAGGTCTTTAACCAGGCTATCCTGCGCTGTATGCAACATCGTGGTTTCGAGTTGGGCATTGAATCTCCACGCCTCCGGTGACATGCGTGCGGTGATACGTGGAGTCGCCATGTGTATCTGTCCCCCCAAATTCTGCTTGATTGGGGTGGCGTAAGTCTCGTAGAGGTCTGCGATCTTGTTTACTATGTGTGGCCTCTTGCTAAGTCCCAAGTGCGTGGGAGGGCCAAGCGGCCTACGATCATCGATGTGTGCGTTACCAGACACAACGAGGAATCGTGGCAGAAAACCACCCAAGACGAAGTGCTCGTCAATCGACTCAAAGATGCGATCTGGCACACCACCACACAAGAAGATGAAAGCTGGAGACTCGATGATGATTGTCTCCTTGCGAAGAAGACGTGTGGTGATGGGAGGGACATCGTACAGGGCTGTCAGCGTCTCCTGAAAGCCTGCAAGATAGTCCTTCTTCGTCATCGAGTTGAATAGTCCCGATACCTCATCCTTGAAAAAGATGCTGGCCTGGTTGGGCCTGTTCGACAGGCCACTCAGCAATCCCTCTGCTGTACCATCAGTAGCCACGATGAGTGACGGATCGATCATGATGAGGAAATCCATCGCGAGCCGCATAGCTGTGGTCTTGCGCGTCAGCGTGGAATCTCCAAGGATCAGTCCCCAAATGTTGGGCGTGATGGAACCCGCAGAAGTCTCAAGCTTGACAGAAGACGAGACAATCGCACTGAGGACAATCAGCATCGACATGTCGTGGAAGTCAGGAACTGCATCTGTAGCCTCTGATGCCCAATCTCTGTAGGTATCTAGGAAGGTGCTGGTGACTCGACTGTCACCCTCCTCAATCAGAGTGGGCATCTGGATCAATGCAGAACTGATGTCGATGTGTTTATACTCCTGGGCAGCCTTCAACACATCACGCCACAGATGTTCCAGTGGTCTTCCGTCACGGGCGTACTTGTTGCAAGGCGCTGAGCGTGCAACAACGAAGGTTTCCTCCGATGACATCCCCACTCTGTAACATTCGTGGAGAAGTCGCCAGAGGATAGAAGACCAGTTGTCGTTCTCTTCTGGATCCTGTGTATACAGCGCATAGAACGCTGTGTTCCTCAGGAGAGAACTGTATTTGACGATGATTGTCTCTGGCTCTGCCTGATGCTCGTCGTCAGGAATCGGTGGCTCGTCAGGAGCCAACCTCAACAGAGTTCCATGGCTCACCGGCAGTACCTCGAACACCGCAGCATTCACGGTTAGCTCGCTCATGCGTTGTAGTTCGATCTGCACAGGTGTGTTGTACTTGTAGTTGGCGGTTAACGGGATACGCATTAGTTGCCCAAGATCCCATCCAGATTTGTCCGCGCCAAGGTGATACGCAAGGCGGCGTGAGTAATCTTCAGCCTGATACGATGGGATCTTTGAAGTGAGACGCCAGAACGCCTGCCACCTACCGGGACTAGACCTCAACACAATAGGAGGTGGATAATCCACGATCATGTCAGGATTCACGGAATCCAGGTCGGCCCACAACAAGTCAGTCTCCTGACAGTATTCCTTCTTGCGCTCAAACTGATTCAGGAGATTGACACAGAAATACATGTTGTAGTGTCTCTCGTGCTTGAGGATGAAGTTCTCTACTTTGATGGAGTCTTTGGGCCAATCAAAGAAATGCTGTTGGAAGGTCGTTTTCGGAGATCGTGGATCTGTCACCGCAAGACAGAGAATGCCTACGGTGTCAGAGAACAGCAACTCAAAGAACCGGAGTCGCTGAAGGCTCTTGGCTGTACTAGCTGTTCTCTGTGTCATGCGGCGAGTTGGGCGCGGGCACCCCACAGACCCGCGCCCAACGTGGGCTAGATCGAACTAGAGAAGCCCTGACGAAACACCGACGCCGATACTACCGGCAGGCTTCACACCCTTGACGGGATTGTTGAACTCCCCATCAACGATGTTGCCCTGGCGATCCTTCTTCGGCTCCTTACCAAGAACCACAACACACTCGCGATCCTTGTAGTCCTCGAAGTCAGGGTCGAACTTCTTGCTTCGCACAGTCTCCTCACTCTCTCCGAGTGCGATGAAGAAACGTGCGATCATCCCGTTCATCTTCGCAGCCTTCTGCTGATCGTAGTCCTTGGGGGGAACCACGAACTGCTGCCACACCCGACGATTCTCCAGTCCCTCGCCCATGTGCTCGTTGCCCGTGAGCTTGTACTGAATCTTAATCATCGGTGTACCCACAGGCACCTTGCCTGCGTTCTTCACCGCGTCGAGTGAGATGTCGAACACACGTGCGTTGTAGCGACCCGGTTCCAGTGGCTCAAAGCCACTCAGATCAGAGCCACTGAGGTCGAGCAATCCCATGCTCTACCAGCCTTTCTGGTTAGGTGAGTTCACCAGCGTCGGACTTGTCCGGCGTGGTGTTGTTCTGGATCATGTCCCACATCATTGGGATTGTGGGATTGTCCAGTTTTCCTCCGAGAGCACTCGTACGATCCTTCGCTTGCACGCGACGAGTACCCTGGAATTGCAAAGTCCGCTTCAGCTCTCCTGTGCTGTTGTCGTTGTAGTAGTAACCAACTATATCACAGAAGCCTGGGACTTCCGTTTGGAGCTTCCCTGAAAAACCAGGGTAAACCTTGTTGGGCTGTCCCTCTTCCTGACGGGTGGCGACACCGCAGCAGAAGATGACGTGACACGGGAGATCACGGAACGCACGCACAAGCTTCCTGATGTGGGAACGGTTGATCCCGTACTCACGAGGAGATGGAACGTCGATGTCCACCTTGTCAGGATTGCGGGCGTATGCGTCACGCATGATGTACCGCATGTCCACGTCAGCCAACTCATCGAGCCTGTCGATGGCTACGGTCTTGTAGTGTTCGATCCGCTCAAACCCGTCGTCATCGATGAACTTGGACGAGTGGAGTTTCTCGTAGACCTGATTGAGTTGGGGGATGGAACGAACAGGGATGACATCGACATCCCTGTGACGCAGCGTGGTCACGCCACCATCGATGTCCAAGATGAGTAGCGGTGCTGTGTCAGGATGATCCTCTGCTGTACCGGCGAGCCACGTCTTACCAACACCAGGCTCACCATACAACAGGAGATTGAGCGTGTCTACGATGTCAGACGGTTGCTTGACTTCCAGTGACTCACGTAGCGAAAGCTCTGACTTATCAGAGGTAGCTGTCGCCATCACTCTCCGATCCTGTGATGATGTTTGACATAACTACGGGGATGCGTCCCTCGTTTACCGGAGCTGCAACCCCTCCGGTAGCAGTTGGCACCCCCGTAGTCTTGATCGCCCCATTGTGGGACAAGAGATTGATCTCATGCACCAGCGCGAAGATCAGATGTAGATTACACAACACCTGACCACGCAGCCTGTGGTGACTAGGACAGTGGCACCCGGAAGACTCACAGGGCATACTTCGACCATCACTGTTGGCCGGGTAAACTAGGTGGTTCTTAGGCAGTTTCCCATAGTGGGTGTGGATGCGCCCCAGTTTGCGCCGCACCCCCTGTGCGGTCTTGCCATCCCCAGGGGCCGGTTTCTGAGATTTGTTAGCCTTTTTAGCATACAAGGCTGCAATCTGTTCAGGAGTCAGTGGCATTTATTCTTTCTCTACAGGTGTCTCGGCACTGAAGTTACCAACAAGCGCGAGCACACTGAGGATGGTGACGTATAGCACGTATCGACCGAAGAAGACCGTGAGGATTGCGGCTACGACCAGCGTCCAAAAGAAGAACGCGCGTCTGTCACGTGACGAGAACTTCGTCACTAGCCAGTCGGGTGGGCCGTAGAAGATCCGCGCGATCAATAGCTAAATCTTTCCGTGTACAACGATCCCGTTTTCCCTTGCACATCTCTTGCAGTATCCCTTGCTGTCCTCTTCGATCTTGACTTCGTGCTCTCTACATACTGAGCAGAGGTTCTCTGCTTTTATCAGTATGCTTACATCGTCGATCCATCTCTCTATCTTCTTTCTGCCCAGCTTGTACCCACGAGCCAGGTCACGTTCCAACTCTGCTCGCTCGCGCATGTATTGCCTGATCGCTACCATGACAGTATCTTTCTTCTCTGTCTTTTCGATCTCCCCAAGGATGTCAGGGAACGGATGCGCCAGTCTCTTGACGTCAGCAAGCTCTTTTGTGAACTCCCCGATGAGCTTCATCAGTTCACCAGGGTTGTTCTCGTCATCGCTGTACGCACAGGCAAGAATCTTCTCACGCAACGTGATCAGCAGTTCGCTCTTCTCCCTGATGATTTCAAGTTGATTGAGCTGGGTCTTCTTGGTTGCCAAGTCCCTTGTCTTGCTCTGGTATACCTTCTTACTTATCTTGCCCATGACTCTCCCGTTTGGGTTATCGAGGCCACACCTACCGCAGCTTGTCGTACATGTAATCCCGCCACTCCTGGCGGCGCTGCTCGGCCCTGTCGTTCCACCAGCAGAGAGCGATCAGACCAAGGAAGAGCAGGAACCCTAGCACGGACTCGATGTATTCAGACATCTATTTGCCCTTGCGCTTACCAGGGTTTGCGTTGGTGATTTTGGCTGCGCTTGTCTTGCTTTTGCCCTGCCTACGTAGGGCATGGTACTTACTCCAATTCTTAACCTGTTTACCTGGCATTATCTGCTACCTATCTCTTGTTCGTGTGTAGTTGTCTGCGAGGAGTGCTTCCCAATCACCGCCGTCTTCCTTGGCTAGACACGGCGCTCGGAATGCACAGTTGAGGCAACGATGATCGTTCGACAGATTCGGGTAGATGCGAAGATTGGGGTCTAGCATGTCCATCGCCTCTTGATACGCACGGTATCCTGCGTTCTTGAGTTGATGTCTGTTCCTCCGCTCTAGCTTGCGGATGAAGAACTGCTCGTCACCTATCTCCTGCACGTACCTGACGTACTCCTGGTGCTTCTCAGGCAGCGAGTCGAAGTCGATCGAGTTGGCCTGCATGAACTCTTCAAGCATCTCCCACGTGGTTGACTCGTTGTTTCTGTCAACGGAGAAGAGGCCACCGCGTACCATCGTTGGGGGCTTGGGATACGTTTTGCGGAGTACATTGTATACACACTCCTCCATTTCCTGACCAGCGTAGGGCAGCCCGTAATACTTGGCTTCAACCTGCGCTGCATAGAGATAGGACGTGACCTGCTCATCAGTCTCCAACTTCCTGAAGAAGTCTTCATCTATGCGAGAGCTGGTCTTGTGGTCAATCACTCCTAGCTTACCATTTGGTTTGGCCCAAATGGCATCCATCCTACCTCTCTGATGGACTTCCAACACTTTGCCGTAGTTGGGTGAGTGCTTGCGTAGATCGACAGCTTGAAGAATGGTGTCGTGCTCGTAGTCCCAGATCGGGATGGAGAAGTCGTGCTCACACACAAGCACTTCAAAGTTGTCGCGCATTTCAGCGAACTTCTTGTACGCTGTCATCATCTGAATCCCTAGCTCTTTAAGCTCGTCGTACTCCAACGAGTCAGCATCGGGGATGATGTCCTCTAGCCCACGCACCACCCATAGGTGTTCGCCCTTGTGTTCCATGGGGCGGGGATTAAGGTCGTATACACGATCTAGCCACTCTTCTGTGACTGTCCCGCCGCGCCACTGAACGTCGAACCATGTGAGCCATGCTTCGACAGGATCCCGGCGCAGGCCAGGTGTGTAGTATTGCTCTAAGGCCCAGTGTATTCCGGTGCCAAACCACAAGTCTGTGTTGACACCATGTATGTCCGCGCGCAGAGACAGGTTATGTCTCGCGGGACTAGTCCAATCGAAGTATCTACGACACCGCTTGAAGGATCCCCGATCCGAATTGTGAATCGGGATCACTTCGTACTTCGATGGAATTTTTGGAGGCTGCCACAGACCTTGCGCTATCTGTGTTTCTGTCACTCACTCAGCTCCCGTGCTTGTGCGTGAGACGTGCCAGATGAATTATGCGGTTCTGGTGGGAGAGCGCAATTGCCTAGGCGAGGGGGGAACCGCGCTCTCCCACAGACGCCCGAAGGGGGGATACTATCACACCTTCGGCCGGGAGTCAAGGCCGGTCATTAGGATTTCGCTATGAATCCCCAGGCTCGATGCCTCCGTCACTTCCCGTGGAGTTCTCGACTTTGCTGAGAGTCGCAATCAGCTTGCCTATCTCGATTCCCACACAGATCCCATGGCGCACAGATTGCATTGCCCACGGTGCTGTGGCATGGATGACCTCGTGTGGAATTGACGTGTGTATGTCGAGGATCTGTTTGATGGTGTCTGCGAACAACACAGGGTTGAGGCCAAACTGTAGACACTCAGCGAAGATACGTGTTTCGGGATCGTCTCTGTCGAACTCCAACAACACGTTGTTGTGAACCGCAGACACTCTGTCAAACGCTTGCTCGACTTCAGTCTCAGTGAGCATCGGTTGTCTCACCATCCTCTTCACGTTCAGTTAGCTCACTCGCCTTGATGTCCACACGGATGATCGTGCCTGCCCAATACACCTTGTACTGGGCCGTGTCGATGCGGAATGGTGCAGGTCTGTGTGCGACCTCGTTGATGTCACTCAACAGACGACTAGAGATTCCCAAGTCGAAATCCCACTTGAAGGGCAAGCCTATTTCCATGTTGTCTCTCCCGTTTGTATTGATTGGTGTCAGTTTCTCGACATCCAGTCGTCGAACTGAGCTGTCACCCAAGACGGTTCACTGATGCCGTACTCCTTGAACGCCTCGGTGATTACGTCTTCGATCCGGGTGAGCAAGTCCTGGCCCTGCTCGCCATCAGGTATGGGTTTGTTGGTCTTGATTAGCACGTTGATGATGACGCTAGGCATTACTCTCTCCCGTTTGATTGTTGAGAGCGGACGCTACTATGTCTGCTTTCTCTATCGTGTCAGTAGTACAGACGAACCGCTCACCAAGTGTCTTGCCTGTTGTGTCGATCACCGCGAATTTGGCCGGTGGGTAGGTTGATTTGGTTCTCTTGACTTGGAATCTGCCCTCCTCCACGTTACTCACTCTCGTCAGGTAGGGCATCCGAGCCACCCTGGCCGCCGAAGATTTGGCGGAACCAGCCAGCCTTGGTGTTTACAGTGTCGAGGACACGATAGTCCACTGTGTTACGCGCACGGATGTAGATGAGCTGGACAGCACCAGTCTGACCCGGCCTGTACACACGACCAATCGCCTGCTTGTTCTTTGCAGGACTCCATGACTGATCGATGAAGATGGCCCTGTGTGCGCTGGTGAGGTTGATTGACTCAGCACCCAGATCCAGCGTGCTGATGAACACCATGTGCTCCTTCTTGGGCCATGTCTCGTGCCACATCTCGTACCTGGCCTTGTCGTTCATCTCAGCCTTGAGATGCAGGAACGGGATGTTCGCCTTCGTGAGCCTGGTTGCGAGTAGTTCAAGTGGATCCTTGAAGTTGCAGAACACGACCACCTGATCCCTACGCTCGTCATCCCACTCAAGACCGTCGATGACTTCCATCGCAGCATCGAGTTTGGATGATGGCTCCGTGAGCTTCACCTTGATCTCACGGCGTTCGAGCTTCTCATTCCACTCGTCACTCTTCACCTCAGGCGTGGCATCCGACACCTGCCTCAGACGATTGAGCAGCGACAGAACGTTGGGACTGTGGAGTGGCACACCCTGTGCGTCCAGTGTCCACAACTCGTCCATCAGCTCGTTGTACATCTTCTGCTGGATCGGCCCAAGATCCACAGGGATCTCAGTCTCGATAGGCTCTGTGATGTTCGGGAAGCACTCCAGCATCGTGCGCCTCACGCCCACATTCCTGACGAGTTGCTTGAACTCCTCTTCCTTGTCGGGCTTGATACCCACGATCTTGCGGTACCCGCTGTAGTCGTCCTCCTGACAGAAATACTCCCTGAACGGCCAGTACCCTGTGCTGTTGACGATGCTTGCGTGAGGACTGCTGCGCGATCCGCTGTACAGGAAGTCAAGCAGACTCCAAATCTCGGCTGGGTTATTCACGAACCCTGTACCGGTCATGAGGTGCTTGTACGCAGCCTTGATCTTCTTGATGTTGCGTGTCCACTGGCTGTCCATGTTCTTCAGCCTGTGCGCCTCATCGGTAATCACGACGTCCCAGTGTGCATTGAGTAGCCAGTTGCACTTGGGGATCACCATGTCAATCGTCCCGTCCTCCTTGAGGATAGGCCGCTTGACCTTCTTGCCGTTGTCGAGCGTGACCATGTGCGTCTTCTGCTGTGGAATGCACGCTCTGTTGGTGAAACAGTGGTAATGCGCGAGCGCAATCACCGGCCGCATGTACAGCGGGTTGGGAAACTTCACGTTCCACGGTGTGACCCGTGATCCCATCACCAGCGATGTCTTCTTGGCGTCGATGTTGAAGATGTCCCACTCAGGCAACACCTCCCACAGACTCTCCAAGTATGGCCCCTTGCCGGTCTTCGTGGTGATAATCAGGATCCTCGGATTGGGGATGTGCGTGGTCTTCTGCTCAAGAAGCCACTCCGCAGTCGAGGTCTTGAATGATCCCATCTCAGACCAGTTGGCAGACCCGTGAGGAATCTCGTTCATGTACGCGATGTCCTCACGTTGGAAGTCACGGATCTGAAACTTTCCCGTTGGCTTGCGCTTCAAGATCGGCTTCCTCCGTGGCTGTGCTGATGTCTCACTCATTTATTCACCTCCCGTTATTTCGTCGTAGCCTACAAGGTAAGTACACTTGATACAGAAGCGATGGTGGGAAAGATCCCGAACAACCTCGCGTGACACCGGAATCATGTTGTCCAGCGGCTGACCACACTGAGTGTGACCATCACGCTTCGGCATGGGAAAATCCCCGACCATGTGAATCATGCTGGTCGTCGTACTTTCGTAGAAACTCAACATCATTCACCTCCCGTTATTTCGTTGAGAATTACAGCAAGTGCCTCTACTTTCGTAAGACCCTTCTCGTCGTAGAGGTACACATATCGACGCGATATGCGCCGACATTCTTTGTGTTGACGACAGAAGATAGCGTTGCGTTTCGCACGCTTAATCACGTCGCCACAAACTAAACACTTTGGTCTGTCTGCTCGCGCAGATTCCAGCGCCATCCACACACTCTGTCCTTGTGTGACATAGTGTGTGACGGCAGCGTGGTTTGCCGCAAGCGCAAAGCTCACTGAAGATGTGGTATTCTTAGGGCGTGGAGTACACTCCACACACCAGCCTGTAATGTCATCCAATCCCTCTGCGTCAGTGAACTTCCCACAACGGGGGCATAGTTCACTCGATACTACCGGATTGTGACGGAGCGGAGAAGCCATCGGGAACCTGGCGCAAGTCAGGTAACCAAGGCTCCCCCGCTATCCGTCAAAGGCGCGAGACACGAGGAAACGGGAGCAACCCCGCGTTGCTGCCAACCGACACGGTAGCAGATACCGGCCGGTTTGTCAAGAGCCAAGACCATCGCGTATCCCCGTCCTGTGTGGCAAGTGCGACAACTTCGTAACCCTTATCAAACAGGTCACTGATGTAGTCGATGCCCCACACGTGGATCTCATGATTGATGAACTCGTCACGTGTCATGGTTTACCTCCCTAGGCTCACTAAGCTCATCTACCTCCATCGGCCCCAAACGACAACGATAGATGAGCTTAGCGAGCCTAGCTGTGGTTAGCAGCTAGGCTCGTGTGTTGCTGTGTTGCTAGGCAGACGCCTCAGTGAGCAGATCCTCGACGCCAGCGGACACCTTGTTGATGAGGTAGACCTCCTCACCATCCACGATGACATCGACGTTCTCGCTGCCATCGGGCGCGTCCTTGCGACCCTTGCTGTTCTCGAATCCCTGCTTGATCGACGCAGCCTTCTTGCCCGTGGGCTTGTCCTGGGCATCCTTACCGGGGTAAGGAAACTCGGTCGGCCACGTCTCGCGGACGCTCACACCAGTCTCGTTGCTCTCGACGAACTCGATGAGCTTCGCGTCGTACACACCCTTCGTGCGCCGCTTCGCGTAGATCGCGCGGATCTCTTCGGTGGAAAGTGCCATGAGTTTTCTCCTTGTCTCAGTAGTGTCGGTGTTGGTTGTGTTCACATCTGACTCGGCTACCACATCGGGCTCTTGGGTTGCCGTCTTGCGCCTAGTCCGTGCCATTTGTGCTCTCTCCTTGTGACGTGAGCCTTGCCTCAAGCTTGGCTATCCGTCGTTCGTGGTTCTGCATTGCTTCCACGATATTGAGGCCCGCCGTCCTCGCCTCAAGTCTTTCCAGCCGCTCCTTCATCTGTCCTGCGGACAGCTTAGCAGGCTCTCCGTCATCTGTCAAGCGTTTCTCAGTAGCGAAGTCTTCGGGTTGCGGCTCGCGCAGGAGGTAGATCACTGACGGCTTTCCGCCCGCCCCTCGCGCCACTTGTACGGCGCAGGGGGGTTTGGATTCGTACAGGATCCGCCGCACTTGCGTCTGCGCGTTTGGCGAGATACCCAACTCATCGAATGCGGAAGTCAGATAGACCTGAGCTACCACATTCCCATCTTCGTCAGGCTTCGCACGATCCGCGAGGTACTTGTAGAAGGCACGAGTATGCCTAATCAGTGACGATTCTCTGACCTTCGCTGGCGTCCGTCCGGCTGGTTTTCCGGTTGTCACACCTCCAACCTCCCTTGATCCTCACGCTTCAACAGCCATCCCACAGTGAAGCAGTAGCGACACATCCGCACAACCCCACTTTCTTCAGTGGTTACCTCAGCAACCACCTGTTCGGCTGTCTCGGGTGGACTTGCATACTTCCTCCCGTTAGGATCGAGACAGTCTGGATTTTGACAGAACATCCTGTCATCAGGATCGGTGTGCTCCAAAGCAAACCAAGCCTTGTACGATCTGTCGTTGTAGTTGATGGCCTTGCGCTTGCCACCGCCACGTCGTGTGGCCGCCTGTGCCTTCTTCACGTACAAAGCTTTGATCTGCTCAGGCGTGAGTGACATGTGTTACCTACCGAACGGCACCGGGTTTGTGGGCTGTGCCGGTAGTGCGGGCTGAGCAGGCTGAGCAACTTGCCCGTCAGTGGGAAGGATGTCAGGGCGCGGAGGGACAACCTCGTAGCTCTCCTTCACACGCTGCTGGATAAGTTCCACAGCCTCTTCCATCGCCTTACCCAACACACTTGCGTTGGGAAGCTCACGACCCTCGACTGTCAGACCCATCTCACAGTCCACCTTGCTGTACTTGTTGCGAGTCTCCATGTCGAAAGACAGACGAACAGCCGTCTTAGCCATGTTAGCTCACCACCTCCCGTTTGGTCATGTCCACATTCATGCGGTTCTCCGCTTGCTCAGCGACCGCCGATGTGATTCGGATGTACACGTTGCCATCACTGGGGTGCATGAAGACGTTACCTATCTTGCCTCCACGCTCCACAGTGATTCTCTCAGTTGGGTGAGTGACGACCGTGAGGTACGCCTTCTCCAAATCATCAAAAAACGGATCAGGCATTCTTCAGCACATCCTTCACCTTGAACCAGCCACATGGGCTACCGATGCTGTGCTTGCCCTGCACCCATGCGTAGTCGATCTTCTTGCCTTCGGCCTTGGCTGCCTCATCACCCATCGGAAACCTGCGATCGTACCTGATGGTGAACACACTACCATCACGAAGCGTCATCTCCGTAGCACGCTCTTTGAACGCACGTTGCCAGATGAACTTGTTGAGTGGATCACGCCAGTCAGATGCCTGTTTCGGGGTCACGTTCCCACCTCTTCCCTTTCTTGACCTTCTCAGCGAACTCGTCGCTTGTGAAATACTCTGAATCCTCAGGCCCGATTGCCTTGAGTGTGACGAATTCCCACTCAGTGAGGTATCCCCACACATCCTTCTGTGCCAACAGGATCTTGGCATCCTGGGGATCTGTGCTCCTGTAGCCACCAGACTTCTTGGGCCTGATGCCGAACCAATAGAAGTCGTCAAGTTCACACAGGCCATCGCTCTCGTACACACGCAGATCGATGAACAGCGTGTACTTGTCGCTACTCACCTTCACGTAGCTGGGGATGGTGGGCTTGATCCTGTAGACCACGCTGGAGTGCTGGATCTTCGGCTCGTACTCGTCCTCCCACAGCCACTTGTCGTCAAGCTGCTGAGACTCTGATGGAGTGTCCGTTGTCATCAGCTCCTTCTTCCCACAGTTCGCCCATGGGATACAACCCCACGTTGGGAGAACAGTTGTTGAGGAACAGAACCGGGTCGAACTCTTCGTTGTCGGCTTGCAACCTGCGTGCAAGGTCAACAGCGAACGTCACCAGTGCACCACGTATCGCTAACACCTCAGCGTTGTCGCGTGCTTGCGTGAAGTCATACTTCTGATCCTCACGCATCCACGGCTCAAGCGACAGACGAATCCGCTTGGCGAGGATGTTGTAGTGCGCGCGGTGGAAGAGCTTGCGGTTCACGTCTTGCTCCCGCATCTGTAAGGTACCTCCTTCGTGGACGAGCATTTGTTAGGAGTCTGTTAAGAGGACTAGGACTGAGGGTGATGCGGCGCACGGCGCACCACTAGATCGCTGTCCGTGACCCGTACCGTGTGCATCACGATCTTGGTTCTCCCACGTGGATCTCTACTGTCTAGTGCCACATGGATGGGTGCTTGTACGAGCCAGTGGCCTTGGTCGGGATTCTGGACGCCAGGTGCTGTGACAAGTGTGACACGGGTACCGGCGCTCAAAGAACCACACGTCTTGGTGAGGAACAACCTGCGAGCCTTGCTAGCTTCCTCAATCGTCAGTGTCAACGTCATCACCTTCGTAGTAGTCGATGTCGTGACCACGCTCTGCTGCACTGACACACGAATCACACTGATACCCACGCATCACGTCGATGGGGGTCAGTCTGTTCGGCCAGTGACACGTGGGACACGGTAGGTTGCGAGGGTTGTCAGGAGTTGCTGCACGTAGGGCTGACTCACCACCTGGGTCAGCAAACCCCACACCGTCGATGTCGTTGTCTTCCTCGTCGTTCCAGCCAAGGATATCCTCGTCCCAGCTCATTCGTCGTCACCGTCCTTCACCAGTCCGAGTTGCCTGAGCAGATTGCTTTGCTCGGCAGTTGGGCCGATGTTGGCTGCACAGATAGGCCCGATACCACGCAGGATCGAGTGCCTGTCTGTGAGTGTGCGGTTGCACACACCACACTTACCCAGCTTGAGTCCGTACTCGTTCATGGCTTTGACAGGATCCTTCGCGATCTCAGAGATCACAGCTTCCTTGTGCTTCTGATCCCTGATCGGGTAGAAGTAATCAGACGCCTGGACATCGAGAAATATGTAACCTTCCCAGCGCGTCCCTTCCTTGCCGTGTTTGACACGAAAAAACCTCTCTTCACCATTCGTGGGATCCACGATGAAGAAGTAGCCGTCCTTCACCTCAGGAATCTTGCGCGGCTGCGCGAGACTGTCCATACCAGGAGAGTGTGCCTCATCTCCTGAGATTTGAGTCACAGTCGGAGATTGCGCGGGCTTGGGCTTGTAGGGCTGCTTGAGCAGCGTGTCGATGCACACGTGAGCTTGGTGCTTGGTCATCCTGTCGAGGTTGCCATCACTCAGGTCACTCAGAAACTCCTGCTGAGCTTGCTCAAGACCTGAGATATCCCGTTTCTCGACTAGCCCACGAATGTACTCCTTCTGGGGCACCGTGATCAGTTCATCATTCATTTACTTCACCTCCTTGTGATACGGTAGATGGTGACAACAGTGCCACACTCAGGACACATGCCACCGTGATTGCTCCGCCTCATGCGGAATCTCTTGGTTTCCCAACCACACGACTCACATCTGATGACGTAGTTGGGCTTGGCAGAAGTTGTCACTTCCGGCGGCGCACAGCGTTCTGGGCGTGCGCCTACCAGTCTTGCATAGTGCTTCCACATGTAGTTGTGTCCAGCAGCGTTACCCGCAAGAGCGTGGGCGATCTCGTGAAGGATTGTGTCTTTCACTTCCTCGTCGGAGTTGTGCAGGTAGTACGTGCTGTACTCGATCTTCTTGTCTGCATACCAACACCTACCCACACTCCGCTTGGTACTTGAGAGGATGAAGCGCCAGTCGTTAAGACCGTGCTCGTCCATCAACTCACGCGCCAGCTTGCGTGTCCAGATCATGCGCTGGATGTACTCGTGAGATGAGTTGAACTTGTGCTGTGTCATGCTCACCCCCACCCACACCCGACTTGACCACACTCACTACAGTAGTCCTCGTCGTCCAGCTTAGTGAGGTCACTCACGTCAAACGTCCACACTGAGTCATCACCCACCATGTGACACTTGACACGCTCCGTGTTGACGACTTCCTCGTACTCCACAAAGAACGGAAACTCACAGCCTTCGTAGATGAGGACTTGCTCGGTGTCGTAGCTGATGATGCGCCACGCTACACCACCATGACCAGCCACCTTGTACGTGGCATCAAAGTCCAGTTCAGTGGGTTCGGGTGCTGACAATCTCGGCACCTCCCTTGCGTGAGTAGTACAGTGGGATGCCCAGCTCACGGAACACCTTGTTCATCCCGTGCTGGTCACTCACACTTCCCCACCCAAGCGAGTAGTCGAGTGAAGCTTCGTTGGCGGGATCGTACGGATCCCAGACAAGCATGCACGTGCTGTAGTGATACAGCCGACAACATGTGTCGCACTGGCCGTTGTCAGTACGTGTGACTTCCCACGCACCTGCCTTGCCTCCTTTGTACTTGCCACGTCTGACGATCTCTACGAGTGTCATGCGTTCTCCCGTGTTGAACTTGCGCAGTATTGCATGAACTTGTTGCAGGCTAGGGTGTCCAGGCTGTCGCCGCAGGTACAGCCCACTACCTTTCGCGCCTTTCACCATGTGTGAGTATGCTGCCCAGTGACCAATGGGACTAGCCTGCTGGTCACACTTGCAAGCTTACACTAGCCGCGGTGTGTTACTCGGTGTCGGAGTTGTTGGGGACAGCGAGCAGCGAGACGTGCTTGCAGTCCCACTCCACGATCTCCTCCACACGCTCCGCAGTCACCTGTGCGGGGATCACCTTCGTGCCCACGACCTTGCGCTCACACACAGTCTCACGACTGGCGTAGTACACGACGGTGATGTCGTCGTCACCTTCCCTGAGTGCGGGGATGGTGACGTGAAGCTCGAAGTCACTCCTGTCGTACTCCTTCTTGACCTTCACACCGGGCATCTTGCTCGCGTACTTGGCGACGTTCGCCAGGTTGGCAAGAGTCCTCTCGGTGTTGATCGGCCACGTCCACTTCCCTTCCTCGTCACGCACGGAGTCACTCACAGTCACACTGATCCATGTCTCCGTGTGCGAGTAGGGAAGATCGATCTCACCGTTGGTGTCCGTGTATGCCTTGATGTGCCACGCACTCAAAGCACTCTCACGACGACGCTTCTTGGCCGCACGCTCCAAGTAACCGGAGAGCTTGGTGTCATCAGCGCCACCAACGGTGGACACATTCTCTGCAACCTCAGTCACAGTTACCTCCCGTTTGTGTTGTAGTTGGTAAAACAATCAAGCCTAACACCACCCGTCTGCATCGACGTTGCTAATGCTAGGCTTGCAAGACCAGTCAGACGGCACAGATTAGCTACGTCCATACCGCACGCGCACCGTTGAGCTAGCCCCAGGCATCAACACCCCGGTATTCATTAGGCCGCTTGTGTGCCTTTACGTGTATTATGCAATTGCTCCGACTGGTCTTGCAAGACCAGCTATCGGCTTGCAAGTCACACGCGGTTTTGTTGCCTGTTCTTCGCACTGTCTTTTCTGTGACACCAGATGCACAGGAACTCTATATCCGTTGGATCATCGTAGTTCCTGTGATGAACCTCAAGAGGGTAGAGTGAAAAGTCTTCGTGCAGTCCACACCTTTCACACCTGTCTTTGTACTCAAGCTTGCCTTGCCTTAGCAGTCTCTTCGTTTTCATGCGAACAGACTGCTTTGATGCAGGCTTCGGCTGCTTGAGCGCATACAGACGAGCTATCTGTTCAGGTGTGAGAGATGGCATCCGATGCTTGAGTGCTCAATCAACCGGGCTTCCGGTTTGCAAGGCTCCGCACAGGGGGTGGGGGTGGTGCCGGAAATAGCCTAGCAGATTGGAAGTGGCTTGTCAAGCATCGGAGGTGTGGTTCAGGTGGGATCTGCACCGAAGATGGAATCTTGGCACACTTGGCACAGACCTGAGATGGCGTACTCCCTGCGTGAGAGTTCGTCACGGAACTTCACGGCAGGCCCGCCACATCCGAGAGGTGGGGAAACACACCTGTCCAACTTGATTGCGGTACTCCGCCCGAAAACTCCCTCAAGGAAGTTGGTGAGTTCGGGTGCCTTGTCTGACGGCTCTGCCATTCTTAGCTGTCCTCCTTGTTGTTGACGTAATCCCTCACAACACCACACGCTACACCAATCCCTATCAGTGTTGCGAATGTGATTGCGAGGATGAACACGACGTGAATCACCTGCTGGCCTCGATGACCTTCTGGGTTGTCTGCAACACGTGCCACTCGAAGGAAATCCACCTACCCAGGGTAGGCGTATTGAGTGTCCTTGTACGCAGGGTGATCTTCCAGTCCATGCGTAGGTAGTCTGGGTTGGTCATCGATTCGACCAACTTGGTCACGTCGTCTTGCGTCGCGGGCCAACAGTTGTCGTACCGCAACATGTCCATCGGAAACTTCCCACGTCCCATGACTTCGAACGTGAAGTAGTCACCGTCCTTGCGCTTCTTGGGCATTACGGCTTCACCTCCCTGGTTAGGTGGTTGGGTTAGAACTTGTTGTGACCGAGCCGCTTGGAGAACTTGGGAGTCAGCAGACCACACGTGGGACACTTGACTCCATGCCTGTGGTTGTCACGCTTAGGACACAGATCCTTGTGTGACTTGTAGAACACGAAGATGGCACCCTGAGTGCCCTTGATCGTTCTGCCTGTGATGATCTCGTACTTGGGCATCTTGTGCCACCTCCTCTGTGGCTACTTGGTGGTGTTGGTGGTGGTGGACTCGTCTGCTGCGTACAGCCGCATGTTGCAGATGCTACAGCGGTAGTTGTTGATGGACGGAGGCACACAGTCCCTCACTGTGCGAGTGGGGATTGCACCGCAACGCTTGGTGCTCAGCGTTGCCACGTAGGCGTCGTACTCTGCTTGCAACTCTTGCATCCTCATTTTGCTGGCCTCCTCTCGGATCCGTTGTGCATGCTTACGCAGCATTGCGATGTTGCTACGCAGGGTCTTGCGCCGATGCGCCTTGTCGTACACGTGACCGTTTGCGAACACGATCACACGATCACAGTTGCGCTCTGCGAACATCCGGCGGAAGTGACTTGCGACGATTGCAAAGTCCCGCTCTGCGACACTTGCCTTGGTCACTTGTTACCTCCTTGCTTGTGTTGGTTGTGTTGGTTGCTTGCTACCGCACTAGGCGGTAGCAAGCTCCTCGACGTCGTCGTTGATCTCGACGTCAGTGGTGTCAGTGGTGTACTCTTCGACACGCGACTTGACGAGGATGTACACGTGACCATCACGGTTGATGATGTCCACCTGATCCTCGACCTTGAGCTTCTCGCTGGCGTTGCGGAAACCCTGGTACAGAGTGTTGGCAGTCTTGGGCACGCGCTTACCGTCAGTGATGACAGTGAACTCGATGGGCCAAGTCTCGACAACATCCACGCCCGGCTCGTCGGAGTCATTGAGGAGGAAGAACAGCTTGTCCTCATAGACACCCTTGACGCGCTTTTTGGCGAGAAGTTCACGAACCTGCTCACGGGTGAGTGGCATAGTAGCCTCCTTTCGTGCCTGTTGGGTTGTGCCCTGTTTGGGCGGGGTTGCGCCTGCACACTTCAAGGTACATGCCCCACGCGGGAGCATATGTTATGAAGTTGTGAAGGCTTGTCAAGCAAGCGGCTATCGCTCATTTGCGGCCAAGTGCCCTGCTGTTTCCAGGTGGACTTATCTTGGTCTTCACCGCTTGCTTGACGAGCCTTCACTTTCTAGGCTCGTGTGGCTGGTTGCGCGTTGCTAGGTGGCGTTGCTAGGTGGCGTTGCTAGGTGCGCGGCGTGCGCTCATAGCTGACTGTGAGCGTGTGGAGGCTAGCCCACCTGCCCTGTGACTGTGATGTCACACGCCAACCTTGCTTCGCCATCGCTTCTGCGTCCTTGTCGAAGTAACGCAGCACTTGGTAGTGCTTGATCTTGACCTCTACCATCCGCGAGCGTCCGCACGCTCGCACTTGTAGAGCGTGGGGAAGTAGTGCCGGTAGTCGTTGGCGAGGCCACGATCCGGCATGTGCGATCCTTCGACGGTGTAGCGGGGATCCAACTGCTGCCCGCGAATGCTGGACTTGTAGATCGTGACACCGTACTTCTGACGTGCGATCTTGGCAACCCAGTTGCGGTTTGCCTGGACTTGGAAGGTGAGCCTCCCACCGTTCACGAGCGCCAGAGCAAGCTGCTCTGCCTGCTCACGTGTGATCGTGAACGGTGACGACTGCACCACAGGAACCGAGTACGACATGTTTTGAGTACCTCCCGTTTGTGGGGTTGTGATGGAGTTGTGTTGCTAGGGCAGGAGCTTGAACTTGCCTGGGCTCTTGCTGCACGTGCAGGTGTCCACGTACTTCATGTTGCGGGCACACTTGACACTGTGCCCGTTGCGCTTTGTGAGTCGCCTGCGATCGATCCTCGCTTTCGTTGCCATGTTGCCTCCGTTCTCTCAGTGTTAACTACAAGGTATCAGACACGTAGACGAGCATATGTTAGGAAGTTGTTAACACACTCCCTGGGCGAACGTGTGTTCGCATGCGTTCATGTTGCGTCCGAGTCACTCAGGTTTTCTGAGTCACTCCGATGCACACGAACATATGTTCGATTTTGACCGTCAGGGGTATACCTATAACACTAACTACTAACTATATATATAATACTATACTCTTACTCTCAGGGTTCCCTATGAGTTGAAAGTATAGCATTTATATGCTATTTGGGTGATTGGGGGGGTAGGGATACTTTGGAGGGGCCTATGCAATGCCTAGGTATGGAACCTAAGGCTTGTGGGTTCGTGGCATACCGGGCTTACGCCCGGTACGCGACGACTGTGGGTGCCTGCTCATCCCACCAGTTACCACCGGCGAGGTAGTTGCGTGAGCCGTTCAGGCTGCGCGTGGTATTACCCTTGCGCGACCTTTTAATGCTGCCTGCCTTACCGCTGAAAGCACCGTACTCACTTGCGCGACCCTGCATGTTTTCCTCGCGCAGCTTGCCATCGATGCCTCGCACGATGGCAGTCTTAGCCTTACCTGACGGATTGCGAGGGTTTGCAAGCAAACCCATCACATCCGCTTGCGTGAGTGCCACTATCTTTCACCTCCCTTGGGGTTCAAGGCGACGAACACTTGCGACCACACTTTCCAGTCGCTGCGACACTTCTCGATTGCCTGCACGTACTCAGCAATCTCGTCAGGCCCGAGAAGCTTGAAGTTGTCAAGCATCTCGCGCGTCGTAAGCTCGCATCGCGTGCGAGCCTGATTCATTTTGGCTGCCACTTGTGCGAGTGTCACAGCCTCCTGGCGCGTCATATCTTGCCTCCCGTTGTCTTGCGTGTGGCGTGTTCGCCGCTTGCAATCTTCAAGGTACATGCCTGACAAACGAGCATATGTTAGCAAGTTGTTAACGCCGCGAACTTGCGAAACTTGCGAACTTGCGTCAGACCGTTGACCTGCACAATGATTGCAGACCTCAATCATTGGGCGTCACAATGATTGAGGCCCACAATGATTGTAGACCTCA